CTCGTTACCATCATCCGCTTGGGGGCTAATTGTACAGTGTTGTAATTGTGCAAAATGTATTAATGTATCATGTAAACATAAATGCGCTTCATCCGAAGCTAACGATTTAACCGAAGTATCGTCAAAGGGCCGAAGGAGCAGTTCTAGACTTCGTGTCTGCTCAAAACACCGTGTATTAACAGGAAATTTTGCTAAGTCTTTTTGTGTTGTTGTTTCCAGTGATCAATTTGATCTTCAAAGGAAAGATGCACTTGTGGAACAGGTAGACTTGCTCTTTTACAAACCTCTTCCATTTGTGTTCGACGCATTTCGTATACGTCCCTCCCATGTGCAAACCACTCATGAATAGCGGTTTCAACACAGGAGACGGCCACTTCTCGTGGCGTTTGTGCACTCGATTTTAAGTTGGAATGAAGAGACTTGAAAATTGAATCTTCATCGAGCGCACCCAACTCAAAGCCTATTTCTGGAATAAAAACAGAGCGACGTTTTAGGAAGTCAGCTTCTTCTTTACTCAGAAACTCCTTAACTTCATCAGTTTTGGAGGGCAAAGTGATTTTCATACCATACCTTGAAAGAAATTCTTTATAACTTGAAAAATTGAAAGCTCTGTACTGTTTTTTCACAGAGCCAGTCAAGTCATCTCCATAAGTTGAGGCTGCTACAGCTTCTCTAAACTTTGGAGCTTTGGGTATGATGGTTTTGAATCCCATGCGAGTTAGCACAGAATTCCCACCACTGTTGATGTGAACAGTGAGGTTGTGACCAGATGTATTCATGCTGCACAATCTGATCAAAGTGCCATTCCAATCAATAAGAGGATGTACAATGTCGGTAACCATCATCTTCATGATCCGAATATCCTCAGATGTATAGCTAGGGGATTTTTCTGCAAGGCGTATGAGACAGGACCAGACAAAGTGTGTGAGTTGTGAATTCATTCTCACATCATACTTACTGTAATCCAAAGCGAAGATAGCATCTTCATTGTCATCACAAAACTGCCAAGCGTAATCAACCATGTCCTTCCATTGTGGAGACATACAGTTGAGTCCCAAAGCACATTCCGATTCGATAGGATGGAGTGCGAGGAAGCGAGAAACAGGCAAAAAGTACTTGCGTATCCACAGGCTCATTGCAACTGCAGAGCACTGAAAGACTCGAACCTTGTCAGGTTGTACCCACTGCCCATCTTCATTCTTCACCATTTGTGTTGGCTCATCCTTCAGAGTGGCACTTGTGACTGGGTAGCCACGTTCTCCTCTTTTCCAGCTTTCCATGAGGCGTTTGTGTTCAGCAACAACATCGTCACTGGGAACACGATCAATCAATTGACCGTCAACCCACACATCCTCAAAGAACTTGGACTTCTTTCCAAATAGAGGAAACCCCATGCTAGTAGACATGGGGAGAGCATCAAGGAATTTGACACCAGGCTTACCCATTATCGATTCCTTGTCCGTGAGGGGAGCTACACTAGCATCAACAAGTGGTAGTAAAGGCTCCAGCCAATCATCTCCAGCTTCTTTCATCAAGCTTGGTGGAAATGACTCAACTGGCTTCACTGCATGCTCGAGGGTAGCGTTATAGGCCTTCCAATTGGGCTCAAGCTTCGGACCAGTCCACATGCAAGGAACACCACAAACATCAGCAACATGATCGCTGAGTGGTGACTTACGCACAGTGGACTTCTGTTTTGAGCGGAGCTTGGTAGAACCAAGGATATCTACTACAGCAGAAGAGTCCATAGAAGAAAAGATCGAGTGTGGATGCACGGAAGTTGATGTAAGAACCTCTCGACCATATTGAGTGATAGGCAGATCAGTTCCATCTGCCAACTCATAGCAATGCTTGGCTTCCAATTCAG